CGTCTGCGTACACGGCGACAGGTAATCATTAGGGGGTAGGTCATGGGCAAGAGAGGTCCGCCAAAAACGCCGACGGCAATTCGTGCGGCCCGCGGGACGCTGCGGGTTCACAGGGACGACGAGCCGCAGCCCCCAGTTGGTGGCGTGAGCATGCCTAGCCATCTCGGCGACATGGCCGCTGATCGCTGGCGTGAACTGCTGCCGATGCTTCAGGCCGTGCGAGTAATGACGCAAGCGGACATTGAGGCGCTGGCGCGTTACTGCGACACATACGAATGGTGGCTTGCCACGCGTGCCAAACTGAAAAAGGAAGGCGACACGTACCCGATCTTGAACGACAAGGGAGAAGTCAAGTACATCGCCCAGCGCCCCGAGGTGTCCATTGCCCACAAGCTGGCCCAGCAGCTGCGGCAGCTGGAACAGGACTTTGGATTAAATCCGTCGGCTAGGGCTTCATTGCATGTCGAAAAGCCGGAAGCCGTCGAAGACGAAGAAGACCGCAAGATGTTCGGCTGAACAGCCGTGCGGCGATTGCTCGTCATGCTTGGCCGTGGTGTTTTTTCAAAAGCACCTGACGCACGCCAAGGGCGAGCTTGGCGGCAAGCCGTTCCTGCTGGAGCCGTGGCAGCGAGACTACATCCGCGCGTTGTTCGCCGAAGAGAACGGCCGGCGCAAGGTAAGAACGAGCCTACTTGCGTTGCCTCGCAAGAACGGAAAGTCAACGCTCGCCGCCGGCATTGCCCTCCGGTGCCTGCTCGAACCGGAGCCGGGTTGTGAAGTCTACTCATGCGCGGCCTCAAGGGATCAAGCTAGGTTGGTCTTCGATACCGCGAAGATCGCCGTTGAGCAGTCGCCGGTTCTGTCGCAGAAGCTGAAGGTGTACCGCAACGCCATCGTTCGGGAGTCAACGCACGCGACCTATAAGGCACTGTCGGCCGAGGCGGGAATTCAGCACGGCCTGTCGGCTCATGCCGTCATCTTTGACGAGCTCCACGTGAGCAACCGCGAAATGTGGGAGGTCATGCTTTCCAGCCAAGGGGCTAGGCGGAACCCGTTGACGGTGGCGCTGACCACGGCAGGGTACGACCGCAAAAGCGTCTGCTGGGAGATCTGGAACTACGCCGCGGCCGTGCGGGACGGTGCCATCAAGGACGCCACCTTTCTGCCGATGATCTTTGCGGCCGACCCGCTGGACGACTGGAAGAGTGAAAAAACGTGGGCGCGTGCTAACCCTAACCTGGGCGTTTCGGTAAAGCTCGACTTCCTGCGGAGCGAGTGTGCCAGGGCGGTTGAGATGCCCACGTACGAGAACACCTTCCGGCAGCTGTACCTAAACCAGTGGACGGAGCAGGATCAGCGGTGGCTGCGGATGGATCACTGGGCCCAGGGCAACGGGGCCTGCCCGGTGGACCTTGCCGGCCGCGAGTGCTGGGCGGGGCTCGACTTGGCGACCACGTTCGACACCACAGCCCTGGTGCTGCTGTTTCCGCTGGATGACGGCACGTTCTGGGTCGAGCCGCACTTCTGGATCCCTAGCGACAACGCCCACCAGCGGGAGCGGCGGGACAAGGTGCCATACCTCACGTGGCAGCGGCAGGGGCACCTGACGATGACCGACGGCAACGTCACCGACTTTGAGCACGTGCGCCGGGACATTAACGCCTTGGCGTCTAAGTACCGCATTCGTGGCATCGGGCTAGACCCGTGGAACAGCGCCCAGCTAGGCCAGCAACTGCAAGGCGACGGGCTTGTTATGCAAAATTTCAGACAGGGCTATGGCTCGCTCTCGGCTCCCAGTAAGCAGCTGGAGAACTGGGTGGTAGCCGGCAAGCTCCGGCACGGCGGGCACCCGGTGCTGGCGTGGCAGGCTAACAACGTGGCGATTCAGTCCGACTCCGCAGCCGGCAACATCAAACCAAGCAAGGCCAAGTCAACAGAACGAATCGACGGCATCGTCAGCCTGGTCATGGCTATTGGCCTTTGGCAAGTCGCCACAGCGCCAACGCCTGAACAATCCTGGGATCTCACAATCGTATGATCGCACACGCTGAAGAGACGCCCGAGAAGGGTTACCGCATCATTGACCTACGAGGCGGCGGGTACGGCGACGGGTGGAACGACTCGCCATCCCGCGGGCCGGCCGGCGTTCGCATCACGCCCGAGACGGCCCTGCAGTGCTCGACGGTGCTGGCCTGCGTGCGGCTGATCGCAGAAAACTGTGCCGCCGTCCCATTGCACCTCTACCAGCGGTTGCCCGAGGGCGGCAAGGAACGAGCCCGCGGCGTGCCGCTGTATCGCATTCTCAACCAGCAGCCCAACGGCTGGCTCACGTCGTTCGAGTTCCGCGAGATGCTCACGGCCCATGCCCTGCTGTACGGCAACGCCTACGCGGAGATCCGCAGTGGTGCGGCCGGTGCGGTGAGCGAGCTCTGGCCGCTGCACCCCAGCCGGATGAAAGTTGAGCAGCTGGAGGATGGCACGCTGCGGTACTGCTACCGCGAGCAGAACGGCCGCGAAACCATCTACCGACAGGATCAGATTTTTCATCTGCGGTGGCTGAGTGCGGACGGGGTTCAAGGCATGCTGCCGATCACGCTGTCGCGTGACGCCATCGCCTTGGCCCAGGCACTGGAGACGCACGGCGGTGCGTACTTCGGAAACGCGTGCCGCCTGTCGGGGCTCATGGAGTCGGACAACCCCATCACGGTGGAGACGGCCGAGCGGCTGCGCGAGCAGTTTGAGCGGATGCACCGCGGCAGCGATAGGGCACACCGCACGGCGGTGCTCCCGCAGGGCGTGAAGTGGAAGGACGTGCAGGGCACGAATGAGGCCAGCCAGTTTTTGGAGACGCGGCAGTATCAAGTGATTGAGATTTGCCGAGCCTACCGCGTCGATCCGTCGTACGTGCAGGACAAGACAAAGGTGGGCTATGCGTCGCAAGAGCAGGCCGCCATCGACCTGGTGCAGCAGACGCTGATGCCGTGGTTCCGCCGATGGGAGTCAGCGATCACTCGCGACTTGGTCGTGCGTGACGACGTGTTCTTTGCAGAGTTCGACACGCGCGGGCTTCTGCGTGGCGACCTCGCCGCACAGGCGAACTGGCTGCAAACGATGCTGAACACCGGCATCTATTCGATTAACGAGTGCCGCGAGGTTCTCAACATGAACCCGATCGGCCCGGCCGGTGACGAACGCTACATGCAGATGAACCTGACCACCATGGCGGGCATTGCCGCCACGGCAGCCGCCGGCAACGCTGGCGATCCGATGCCGGCGGACAACCTGCCCGTGTCGTACACCGACGAGCTCCTGAACGGCACCACGCCAACAGAAGGGCCGGTCAAGCCAGCGACGCCCCGAGCCCGCAAGCCCTCCACCCGCAAAAGGAAGTGACCATGGACCGCGAACGCCGAGTCGCACAGCTGCCGCTGACCATTGAAACCCGCGGCGAGGGCCAGTCATACATCACTGGCTACGCCGCCAAATACAACGTTCGCTCAACGCTGCTGGGTGGAAACTTCCGCGAGGAGATCAAGCCGGGCGCGTTCGACCGGGCCCTGCGGGAGCAGTCGCACCCGGTGGTCGCGTTGTGGAATCACGACAGCAACCAGGTGCTGGGCAGCACCCGCAGCGGCACGCTGTCGGTCGAGACCGACGACGTGGGGATGCGGTACGCAGTCGAGATCCCCGATACCACGCTGGGCCGAGATTTAAGCGTCCTGATTGGTCGCGGGGATGTTTGGGGATCTAGCTTCGCCTTCGTCATCCGCGGAAGCTCTGGCGAATCCTGGGCGGAAGAAGACGGCCAGGCCGTGCGTTACGTGCACGAGGTAGAAGGCGTTTACGATGTTTCCCCAGTCCTGCAGCCTGCCTACGAAGACGCCACGGCGTCGGTCGCCATGCGGAGCTATGAGCGGTTTCTACAATCGCACCGACCGGCGCTGAAGCTGCCGGCCCTCTCACGGGACGCGAAGACCGAAAAGAGCCTCCGCAGGTTTCTCCGACAGCATGGCTACAAGGTCGGGTGACGTTTGCCACCACTGCCGCGGTGCACGCTTTGGCGTGTACGCGTCGGCGGAAAAGGGCGGCGTTTGTACGCGGTATTTGCGGTGCCCAGCGTGCCGCAAGACGGCGAAGCACGTCGTGAAGTCGTGCGAGATCCGCCGACGGTCATTACCTAACTAGGTAACAACGTCGCTGCCGCGGTCTGCAAGTGGCGGCCGTGTCGCCCTAGTCTGCGGGTAGGCAATTACGCCACCCGCATACAGGAGTCGCACACATGGCCGCCAGCCGCGTCAAGGAACTGCTCGACGAACTCGCTTCCGTTCTGGCCGAAATGGGAGCCCTTGAGGATTCCGCCGAGGAGTCTGTTGAGACGGCGATGGAGGGCGACGAAAAGCCCATGGAAGAGGGCGAGCGGTCGGCCGTGACTAAGGCTGAAGCCCGGCAGGCCAAGTACGACGAGCTGCTGGCGAAGGCCGAGCGGATCAAGTCGGCGATTGCCAAGGCCGAGGCGGCCGAGGCCCGCAAGCACGAGCTGCTCAAGGTTCTGCACCGGGCCGCACCGGCCCCCACGGAGACCACCGACATGAAGTCCCCCCGCATCGAAGCGGTTTCGTACCGCGGCTACAAGCCCGGCGTGTTCGAGACTCCCGAGATTGCCCACCGCTGCGGCCAGTGGCTGAAGTCGCTCAATGGCGACGTGAACGCCCGCCAGTGGTGCCGCGACCATCTGGGCATCGAAGCCCGCGACCTCGGCGGCCAAGTCAACAGCCTCGGCGGAAGTCTGGTGTTTGAGGATTTCAGCAATTCGCTCATCCGCCTGGTCGAGACCTTCGGGGTAAGCATGAACCTTGCCCAGCGGGTCACGACCTCGTCTGACACCCTGCTGGTTCCTAAGCGTCTGTCGGGCGTGACCGGCTACTGGCTGGGCGAGAATTCGACCATCACGACCAGCGATCCCACCGCGACGATGGTGCAGCTGGTGCTCAAGAAGCTGGCCGCGGCAACTCGCGTCAGCAACGAGCTTTTGGCCGACAACGCCATCTCGGTGGCGCAGTGGCTGGTGCAGGAGTACGGCACGACGATCAGCGGCACGCTTGACGACGCGTTCTTCAACGGCACCGGCACGTCCGCCTACGGCGGCATCCGTGGCCTGTCGCAGATCGACGACGGCACCCACACCGCGTCGGTGGTGTCGGCGGCTTCCGGCAACACGTCGGTGGCGGCCCTCGACATCGACGACTACCTCAAGGCTCTCGCCAGCCTTCCGCGGTACGCGATTGGTACTTCGGCCTGGTACATGCACCCGGCCGTCTACCACAACAGCGTGCAGCGGATGATGCTGTCGAGCGGCACGGCTGGGTCGGGCACGATCGGGGCGCTCGCTGGCGGCAACACCGCGGCGAATCTTGCCCAGGGCACGCCCAACACCTTCCTCGGCCTGCCGGTCGTGTGGGTGCTCAAGATGACGGCTGCTCCGACGACCGGCCAGATCGCGGCCTACGTCGGCGACGTTTCCCTTTCGTCCATCATGGCGAACAAGGGCGACATGCAGATTGCGTCCAGCACCGACCGCTACTTCGAGGTGGATCAGACCGCGTGGAGGGTCACCTACCGCGTGGACATCAACCACCACTCGCTCGGAACCAACAGCGAGGCCGGCCCAGTGGTCGCCCTCAAGCTCGCCTGAACCTGACACCTTTCTAGGAGAATGAACCCATGAATCATCATTCCGGTGCCAAGTCGGTGGTCAAGGCTGCGGCAAGCGTCGCTGCGTCGGCCACTCACTCGCACGAGATCGATACGGCGGGCTTTAAGTTCGCCAGCATCGACGTGGTCTACTCGCCGTTTACGGCGACGACCTCGGCGTACGCCAGCGTCTGCAAGGTGCAGGAGTCCGACGCGTCTGGATCGGGCCAGACGGATGTGGCTGGCCTTTCGGTCACGGCGGGTGCCGGTGCGACGACCGGCGCGAGCGTCGGAGCCGTCGCCCGGTTCAACGTCGATCTTCGCGGCCGGAAGCGTTACCTGACGGTCGTGACCAGCCCCGGCAACACGGTGGCGGTCGTGACTGCGGCCCGCTTGGCGAAGGCCGAGCAGCACGCCGTCACGGCGACCGAGTCCGGCGTGAACAACGTCGCCAACGGCTGACGCTTGACGCATACGCGATAACGCCCACACGCGGGCGGCTCGGTACGCCCGGGCCGCCCGTTGGCGTTTCTGGAGACACCATGAAAGTTCGCGTTGGCAATGTTGAGCACGACCTGCGAGTGGAGGCAGCGTTCTCTATGCCTCGCTTAGCGTTTTCCGACAATTTCTTCTGCGTCACGAACTCGCTTATGCCGTTGGGCATACGCCCCACTAAGTTCGTCGGTGCATTTTGGGAACAATGCTTGGATCGGGTACTGCTTGAACTGATCGGCCGTACCGACTGGGTGTTGACCGTGGATTACGACAGCGTTTTTGAGCCCGACACGATCCAGCGGCTGATGACCGCGGCGATCGTCTCAGGCTACGACGCCGTCGCACCGCTGCAGACGAAGCGAGACGAGGGCATCCCGATGTTCACGCCCGAGGGTCACGACGGCAGCATCGGCAAGGTTGAGCTGCCAAACACTTGGTTTGAAGCGGTGGTGCAGCCCGTCGCAACCGCGCACTTCGGGTGCACTCTGATTCGCTGTGAGGCGCTCAAGCGAACGCCTACGCCGTGGTTCTTGGGAACACCGAAAGCCGATGGGCACTGGACCGACGCTGCCGAAGGCGAGAAAAACCGACGCGACCCCGACATGCACTTCTGGGACCAGTTCCGCAAGGGCGGCAACAAGCTCGGCATCGCGCCGCAGGTGGCGATCGGGCACGCGGAACTCAAGTTCACGTGGCCGGGGCGAGATTTGAAGCCCGTCTATCAGACGCCGTCCAGCTATTGGAACCAGGGCGGACGCCGCCCGGCCGAGGCGTGGGGATCCATCGAACACGGAGAGGTAAGCAATGCGACCTGACCACGTTTGTCTGCGATTCCTGCGGCCTCATGGCGGCTACCGCAAGGGGGACACCATCGAATACCCGCGAGGCCCGGCGAAGTCCCTGGTGATTGCTGGGGCTTGCGAGATCGTGCCCGAGGAACGGCAGCTGCTCGAAGTCGCCATGGTCGAAAACCGAAACGTTGAAACAGCAGACGCCCCGCGGCGTAGAGGGAGGAAGGCCAAGTGAGGTATCGCAGCCTGGTGCGGGCCACCGAGCCCGCCAATAACCCGGTGACGCTTGCCGAGGCGAAAGCCCATCTGCGCATCGACTCGTCGGCCGAGGACTCGCTGATCGGTAACCTCGTGACCGCGGCTACACGCTGGGCAGAGGATTACTGCGACCGTACCTTTTGCAGTACGCAGTGGACGATGCGGCTCGACTCGTTCTATGGGCCGGTTGGCAGCCCGGTGCAGTTCGGTCTGAAGGCCGACGGCAACAACATCGAAGGCCGCCAGGGCACGGTGCCCAACCTCGACATTGAGTTGCCGCGCCCACCCATGGTGCAATCGGGTACGGCCACGGCGGTGACGATCACCTACACGCCGTCCGCTGGGGCCTCTACGGCGACGCTGGACGCCACGGAGTACCGGGTGGACCGGCAGGCCACTCCGGGCGTGGCTCGCCCGCTGTACGGCAAGACGTGGCCCACGCACCTCGTGGACCAGAACAGCACGACCGTCACGTGGTGGGCCGGCTACTCGTCGGACGGCACGAGCGTGCCCGCCCCGGT